CAATGTCAATTTTATATGGAAACTTTTAACCAGCCAGCTTGTTTGTTAGTTGGATATAAAAGACCAGCTGACTTTTATACTGGTATCGACTATGACTTAGAAAATGGGGACGAGTACTTTAACTTTGATTTTGACCCAGCTAACTTAGTTATCCACGAAATTAAAAGGGACTCTAAGGTGTGGGAAAAAATAGACTTACGTATCCAAGCGTTTAAAAAAGCCGTAGAAACTATCAAAGAAAATAAAGACTTAGCCGACGAGGATATGTTTAATGATGTATTTTATGGTAGCGACTTAATAGCTACTACAAATAAAGTAGCGTTATTAGAGTCTAAGTTAACAGCTCTTAAAGATGTTGAGGCTGAATATAAGAACGCTAAAGAGGAGCTATACCGTATTTTTGAGGAAAAAGGTATCGTATCGTTTGATACTGGTAATGTAAAAATAACAAAGGTAGCCCCTACGAGTTATGATACTGTGGGGATAGATACCGCAAAATTAAAAAAGGACGAGCCAGCTATTTACGAGGCTTACAAAACAGTTAAAACTACTAACCGTAAAGGTTATATCTTAATTACTGTTAAAAAATAATATAGTTAAGTCGCTAAAATGCGACTAAAAGGAGGATAAAATGACTAATTATTATATAGGATACGTACAAGGTAACAACGAGTACGTATACGTTGGAAATATTACACCTACAAACGTAGGACTAAGTACTACAACAAGTACAGCGTTAAGTTTTGATACTGAGGAGTTAGCTAATGGAGTGTTAGCTTACGTACAAGACTCTATCGTTAACCAAGATTTTAAAGTTATTAAAATAACTACAGTTATTGAGGAAATCAATAACGAGACTACTGAGGAAAATAACGACTCAGTAGAGGCGTAAAGGAGGACATTATGGGACTATTACCAGTAAATAAATCAAAAGATAAAGATATTACCCCTAAGGTTTTCTTTGTATGGGGTCAAAGTATGAGCGGTAAAACTTACTTAGCTCGTCAATTTCCTAACCCAGTAATTATAAATACTGACGGGAACGCTAAAAAAGTAGATACTCCAAGTGTTGAGGTGTTTGACTTTGAAACTTTTATAAAAGTTATTGAGGAAATCGAACAAGGTAAGCACGATTTTAAAACTATTATTATCGACTTAGTCGACGATATCCGTACTATGTTAGAGAATTATGTTTGTAAGAAAAACAAAGTCGACGACGTAGGGGAGATAGGATACGGTAAAGGATACCGCGACGTTACTATGACTTGGCAAAAGTTAATGGTTAGACTAAACCAATTACCTTATAACGTTATCTTTATATCTCATATCAAAGAGGTAAGCGAGGACGGTAATACTGTAGAACGTCCAAGCCTAGACCAAAAATTTTATAATATGTGTATGGGACGCTGTGATATGTCTATCAAATGTAGAAAAGTGGGACAAAAATATCTACAATTATGCGAGTCTAAAAGAGATAACTACGTTATCGAGGACGTTAAAGATAAAGCTGTACTTGAGATACTTAAAGGTATAACTGGGGTTTTTGCTCCAAGTATCCAAGCCGACCCAAAAGCTGGGGCTGTAAAAATCAACGCTGTTAAACCACTTAAAAAGGTTGAGCCAGTTAGTGAGCCAGCAAACGAGGAGGCTAGCGAGTAATGGACGTATTAACTTTTATTAGTATTATCTTTGTAAGTTTAGTTATAGGTTTTGTGGCTATGGTGTTTGTAATCAGTAAGACTGAGTACGCCAAGCTATTAGAGGAAAACGACAAACTTAAAAAAGAGTTAGCTAAGTTAAAAGAGCGTAAAATTAAAAAAGTATACAAGGAGGTTAAAAATGTTAAGTAGTATTTATTGGATATTAGCTATCCTTGTTATGTTAATACTCTTAATTAACGGAGTATATACTCTAGTAACTAATATAAAAAGTGAGCGAGAGTTTAAAGAGTTTAGAAAAAGACAGTTTGCTACTTTAGTAGCTTTAGAAAAAGAAATCGAAATAAGAAAAGGAGATAAATAATATGAACGATTTATTAAATTTAGCAAGTAAAACTATGGAGGGGTTTGACCCAGCGACTGACTCAGTCGATAATTTTGAAAAGTTACCCGACGGGGACTATAACTGTGTACTAGACGAGGTAACAGCTAGAAAAAACGACAAAGGTACTAACTGGATAAGTTTTAAGTTTAGTATCCTTGAGGGAGACTGTGCCAATAGAATAATCTTTGTTAATTACTTTTTTACTGAAAAAATGGCTGAACGTAGTATCAAAGGTATTATCAAGTTAGCCTATGACTTTGGGTATGAGTTACCGCTAGAAACTTTTACAACTTATGAGTCTATAGCTGAAACTTTAAACGCTATGGCTGGTAACCAAGCTATAGTAACACAAACTACAAGTAAAAACGACTTTACTAATTATAAAGTAACGCCAGTAGAATAATACGGAGGTGTTACTATGATTATTACATACGATATCGAGGTCTTAAAAAACGACTGGATAATGGTTTTTAAAGAGGGTAATAATTTTATAGTAATACATAACAATAAAGAGGAGTTAAAAGCCTACGTAGATAAACTAACTAAAACTAAAAGTATATTAGTAGGCTTTAATAACTACCACTATGACGACGTCGTACTGGCTGGGGTCTTAATAGGTAAAGACCCATACGAGGTAAGTAAGCGACTAATCGCTGGGGAGCGTGTCAACTATAGGCTTAACTTAATTACGCTGGACGTAATGCAAGAGCTACCACTTGGGGTAGGGCTTAAATCAAGCCAAGCCAACCTTGGTATGAGTATAGTAGAGACACCCATAGACTTTAACTTGGATAGACCTTGTACTAAGGAGGAGTTAGAGTTACTTATTGGATACTGTAAAAACGACGTTAAAGATACTGAGTTACTTTTCAAAATAAGAGAGGACTACTTTAAGGCTAAGTTTGAGGTAGTTAACGAGTTTAACTTACCAGTACCAGCCTTAAAAAATACTAGAGCTGTACTATCAAGTAAAGTATTGAAATGTACCAAAATGGAGCCTAAAAACGATAGGCTACATCTTGACTACGACCCTCATATCGACTGGAGTAAAATACCTACTATATTAGCGGACTTTTACAAACAATGTGAGTATGACTACCGCTGTGGTGGGGACTACAAAGAAATCGAGAGCCGTAAGCTAAAACTAAATATAGCTGGTGTACCTCACGTGTACGCGTTTGGAGGTATCCACGGAGCTATAGAAAAATATAACGCTACGGGTACATTTTTACATATAGACGTATCGAGCTATTATCCAAGTCTTATTATCGTTGATAATTTTATGAGTCGAGCGAGTGCTGACCCTAAATTATTTAGCGAGCTTAGAGATATAAGATATAGATACAAGGCTCAAAAAGACCCAAGACAAGCCGTATATAAAATTATTATTAACGCTACCTTTGGAGCTATGAAAAGTGAATATAACAACCTTTTCGACCCAAGACAAGCAAATAATATATGTATAAACGGTCAGCTGATACTAACACAGCTTATACTTGAGCTTGAGCCATACTGTCAGCTGATACAGTCTAATACTGACGGTATCATAGTTAAATATAACAATAACTACGACGAGGTAGTAGCTATAGTTAAGGACTTTGGTAAAAGGTTTAACCTAACCTTTGATATAGATAAAGTGATTAAAATAGCCCAAAGAGACGTAAATAATTACGCTTTTATGTTTGAGGACGGAAAAATTGAGGCTAAGGGACGTTTTGGTAAGTTTAAGGGAGGTAATTTTATGCAAAATAGCCTATCTATTATAGACAAAGCGTTAGTTAATTACTATATCCACGGGATACCAGTATCAAAGACAGTTATAGATACCTATAAAGCCAACGATTTAGCCCCTTTTCAAATCGTTTGTAAAATGGGTAGTACTTACGACGGTATGTACTATGAGTATGGAGACGAGGGCGACACCAAGTTAATACCAACTCAAAAGGTTAACCGTGTGTTTGCTACAAATAATAAAAAGTACTGGGGTATATATAAGAGAAAAGGAGACAGCTACCAAAAGATAGCTAACACTAGCGAGCATAATATTATACATAACGAGTCGCTGGATACTTTCGATAAGTCGCTGTTAGACCTAGACTATTATATTAACCTTTGTACTAAAAACTTATACTAGGGAGGATATGATAATGTGTTAAAGTTTATTAAATTAAATGAGGAAAAACAACCCGTAACTGATTTTGATACTACATATACCGACTTAGATAAATTAGATAACGCGGGTTTACTACTCAACAATAAAGTCGTAGTAGTGGACTTTGATAATGATAATAAAAATGAGGATAGGATAATTGAGTACTTTAAGGCTCACTATCCTACCCAAACAATTAAAACTACTAGAGGTATCCATTTTTACTATAGTGTACCAGCTGGTATAACTATTAAAAATGGGGCTGATAAAATTACTGTGGGTGGTTTTCAAGTAGATTTTAAAACTGGGA